CTGTAAAATCGTTATTGTTTCCTGAACTATCATTGCCTAAATCACTTGCATTTTCAAATTTAAGATGAAAACCATTATTACCAAAGGTTGTACCACTTGGGTCTTTTGGAATCCACACTCCATTTTTACTCTCACCAAATTGAGTAGGTGCATATGATTGTCCATCTGTAAAAATTACTTCTGCCATATAACCTTGAAAATCATTATTATTTTCTAGATTAGTACCAATATAAAGTGAGTTGCCAGATTTATTTAGTTTGTAAACTGTATCTTGAGAAACTGTACCATCAAAACCACTTAACTCAGTTCCATTTTGATATACTCTTACTCTGTCAGCATTACTTGACTGAGTAGTATCTACCCTTGAAACTATGTGCATCCACGCATTATTGTCTCTAAAAACTGCATCTGAATATCCAGAATCAGGACTATTAGCGACATTACTGTATAATTGGTCTGAATCATACCACATAAAATTTATACCACCACCATCATAAGTGTGAAATATTTGTGAGTAAGTTCCATTATTAGCTTTCTTTAACCATATACTAATTGTAGCTATTTTATCATTACTTGCAGTTCCAATAGTTCTTAGTAATCTTTCATTTGAACCATCCCATCTAGTTGAGTGTTCTATCTGATGTGAATAAAATCCACCACCACCTGCACTTGCTGCTGCTGCAGCTCCTGCTAATAAATTATTTTGAAAGACTCCCATTATGCGTATGCCTGTGAAATTACCATTTGTATATCTCCTCCAACTCCATCACTAGATGCAGATACTACAATATAATCTAATCTATCTACTGCACCATTTGCTGTTGATAAGGTTGGGTCTGTACCACCTATAAATTTAAAATCTGCATTATATGCCATTGTACCACTTCCTCCACTTTGTGTCAAGAAAATACTTCCTGTTTGTCCTGTTCTACATCCTGTAGGTTTGGCTAATGTATGTGCTGCTGTAACTGTTGTACTAAAGTTTTGTGCGTTACCAAAATTTAATGATACTGAAGCTACACCATTAATAGCTGTTGCACAAACAACTGCTGCTGCACTTTTAGTTAATTGTAATTGTCCTTCTAATGAAGTATTACCGGATACTCTTACTGTGCCTAAGAAACCTGCTGCACCACTTACTGTTGCTGTAGATAATAAATTAACAGCTCCACCTACTGATACTGCTCCTCCAATAGACATTGCTCCTGCTACAGTTGCATGCCCACCTATATTTAAATCACCACTTACAGAAACATTGCCTGCAACATCTAATGTGCTTCCTAATGATACTGCACCTGTTATTGTTGTTGTTCCTCCAATAGCAACATTACCACTTACTGATACATCATCTTCAAACTCAGCTTTACCTGTAATATTAGATGTACCACCTATTGAAACATTACCAACAATGGCAGCATTACCAGATACACAAACAGCACCATCAAATTCTGCTTTACCTCCAACAGTTAATGTTCCTCCTACAGATGCATTACCTGCTATAGTAGCTGTGCCTCCTATAAAAGCATTACCTGAAATACAAACATCATTATCAAACTCTACTTTATCTCCAAAAGTTTTATTAGTAAATGTTTGTGTTGCTGCTATACCTGCTAGTGTATCTGCAGATGCAGGCATTACTAAATCTATATTACCAGAAAAATCTGCATGTGCAGGTGCTTTTAATGCAGCATAGTGTGCGTTTGCTGATTCACAATACATTCTAAGTTCTGATTGTGAACCTGTATTTTTTAAATCAATAATACCACCACCAACACTTACAGTTCCTTTAATAGTAGCATTACCACTTACAGAAACATCATCTTCAAATTCTGCTTTACCTGTTGCTAAAAATGTACCTCCTATAGAAGTATTACCATTTACATCTAGTGTACTACCTAAAGATACTGCTCCGGCTATTGTAGTATGACCTCCAATATTCATATCACCAGATACTGATACATCACCTTTAATAGTAACTGTAGAGTTAAAGTTTGCAGCACCATTTACACTAACTGTACTTTGTAAGTGTGCAGCACCTACGACTGTAGTAGTACCACTTACATATAAATTACCACCTATAGTAGCATTTGAAACTGATATATTACCTTGAACAACAGCAGTAATATTACTTAAATTAGAACCATCTCCAAAGAATGCTGAAGCACATACTTTAGAACTTACATGAACATCTCCTTTGACTGTAACATTACCACCTAATGATACGTTACCTGCAACATCAAGTGTGCCACCAATACTTGTATTACCTGCAATAGTAGTTGTACCACCTATATTAACATTACCAGATACAGATACATCATCTTTAAATGTTCCTGCTCCAGCTACTGTTACAGTTGAATTAAATCCTGCTGCTCCATTTACACTTAATGTGCTTTGTAAATGTGTAGCACCTTGTATCGTTGCAGTCGAGGATACATTTAATGTACCACCAACTTGTGCATTTGAAACTGATATATTACCTGTAATAGGTATACCTGTAATGTTTGTACCATCACCATAAAATGCAGAGGCACAAACTTTAGAGCTAACATGAACATCACCTTTTACAGTTACATTACCTCCAAGACTTACATTGCCTGCTACATCTAATGTGCCACCTACAGAGGCATTACCTGAAACTCTAATAGCTCCTAAAAATCCTGCTGTACCTGATACAGTTGCTGTACTTAACATATTTACAGCACCACCAACAGATAATGTACCACCTATCGTTGCATTACCTACAAGAACTGAATCACCACTAATACAAACATCATCATTAAAATCTACTTTATCACCAAATGTTTTATTAGTTAATGTATCAGTAGTAGATGTTCCAACTAATGTTGCTGCACTTGTTGGCAGTGTAATTGTTATATTACCACTAAAAGAAGCATGTGGTGGAGCTTGTAAAGCTGCATAGTGTGCATTACCAGATTCACAATATAGTTTTATATTAGATTGTGTGCCTGTATTTTTAACTTGTATCTCACCACCAGATACCATAATATTACCACCAATAGTAACATTACCACCTACAGTTACATTATTAGTAACAATTAAACTGGATACAGACACATCACCGGTAAATACTAATCCTGTTAAATTAGAACCATCACCATAAAAAGCACTAGCACAAACCTTACTATGTGCTTGAAAATTACCTGCTACAGAAGCATCACCTGATACTCCAAACTTTGCACCTACAAAAGTATTACCAGTAACAGAAAGACTACCATCTATCTGTGCAGCATTTGTAGCTAATTGTAAAGCTGTAGCACTACCATCACCATCTTGTATTGTTACTAAAGAACCAGTTATACCTGTATTAGTAGAAACACCTATTTTTAATAGTTGCTTATATGTATTATTTATTAATCTTCCTGTTAGTGTTGTCATATTGTATCCCACTTTCTACCAATTTGTGTTGAGTCATCATTCCACGTTATATCTGTTGTATTCCATATAGCATTTCTACCACCATCATCAGGTCTAGCATGTCTTATAGCTGGGTCTTCTCTAACATCTGGAACTCTATTCTGTGGATGATTATGTAAATCATATCGACCATCAAAACATGTTGGACATCTTAGTGTGTTATAACTACTTAATCGCATAATTCTTAATGGATAAACAAATCCACATTCATCACACATTGCCTTTGCTCTTTTTTCAGTAGCCATTAAATAATTCTTAATTTAGGTTTAAAAAATATACTTGCTCTTTCTTTATCTTCTTCCATTGCTCTTTTTAATAATTCTTCATAGTTTGCTTTTAATAATGCTAATCTTTCACCAGGTATATTAGGTCTTTTTAATCCCATATAATATGCAAGACCTGCAGTAAGACAAGGTAAAAATCTTACTGGAGCATCTGCATTTTGTTGAAATGATTTATTTGTGTCTTGTACTTGACGTATTAATTCTACCTGTATAAGACCAGTTGCATCTGGCACAGGATATAAGAATATTTTAGGATTAGCTAAATTTCTTTTAACAGTATATTGTGTGGGTCTGCCTGTTTGAAATTTATTAGGTATGATGTGATATTCTTCAAATGATTTTCTTTCTAATTTAGTTTCTGCTGATGTGCTATTTGGTTGAAAGGTTACTACTAAAGCATCTATTGCAGATGAATCTAAATCATATGTTGTAACACTAGAGGATACTGTTACTGTTGTTGTATCTGTATTCCAAAGTAATACACCTCTGTTTTGCCAATCATTTAACATTAAATTAATAGAACGTCTAGCTGATTGTGGTTCATGACCTAGTGTTTGCTCACCACCAATCATTTCCATTGCTTCTTGAATTACTTCATCTATATCTAAATTAAAATTGTATGTTCCTGATTGTGCCATTATATTTTTCTTGATTCCTTTAATTGTTTTTTAGCAGCTTTTGCTAATCTTGATTGCTGTGGTTTACCACCAAACTTTGCTCGTTGTTCTAATACAGTTAATATCTGTATTTTTCTAGCATATGGTTTTTTAATTCGTTTTACTTTTGCTATAGTTTTTTTAGCATCTGCTACAGTAGCATACTTAATACTTACTGTATCCTTTGGATTCTCATCTGTGTATAGTCTACGACCAGAACCTTTAGGCTTT